TTCCACCTCTGTTACCTGTGTTTCCACGTGCGTTTGCAGGTGCGTTTGCAGGTGCGTTTGCAGGTGCGTTTGCAGGTGCGTTTGCAGGTGCGTTTGCAGGTGCACTTGTTTGTGTACCCGCATTTAGAGGTAAATTTGCTTGTGTACCCACGTTCACCTGGTTCTGCAAGTTATTCATAGTTGTAGTCACACCGTTTACCCGCGTTTTAGACAGAATGTTAAGAATCTTTCTCATTTGTGAGATTGGAGGTGAACTATTAGGGTTAACAACAAAGTGGTTACCATTTGTATTGATAAAACCTCTTACACCGTTGACATTCAGTAGACTTGCATTGTAATTCAACTTGAATATATTTTTTTCAAACTGTTTTATTACAGATACAACTCTCGAAACTACGTTTTTTAGTCTTTTGTTAAATTCTGACATCAGTTTCTTTTTGTTTTTTTTGTCCTTTTCCTTCTGTATCTTTTTCCATGTATAAATCAGCCATTTTAGAGACTTTTTAATGTCTACGGTCTGCTTGTTGTAGTTCATAGGAGCTCTCCTACCTAAAAAACGCATTATACTATATCATACGAAATTTATTCAACCCACTTTTTTTGCCAAGTTTGCTAGTGTCTTTGATATACTATTTTTACCAACTTCTTCGTTTACAACATTCGCTATATTGGCATTTCTATTTCCACTGACAGCTCTCTGTAAAGACTGAAGCTGTCCAGAGACGTCTCTGTTACCAGAGCCACCTGAAAGAGAAAGATTTGACCTTGCACCTAGTCTAAGAGGAGTATGCTCTTCTTCGTCTACGTTACTTAGTTTTACATTAGAGGGACTTGGAGTTCCTAATCTGAGAGGGGGGCCTCTATTTTCATTGTTCATGTTAAGATTAACATAAGACGGGTGCACTTCACCCAGTTCAAGCCTGTTTCCACTGTTTTGGCTCGAATTACCTGTAAGAGACAGCTTAGACGGGTGCACTTCGCCCAATTCAAGTCTGTTTCCACTGTTTTGGCTCGAATTACCTGTAAGAGACAGCTTAGACGGATGTGCCCTGCTCAGATTTAAACTGGAAGAACCTCCTTCGCCAAGATTAAGTTCATTGCGAGACTCTTCAAGACTCCCCTTGTTTGCATTTGCATTGACGCGGTTCGCGTTCCCCGTGTTTGCATTTGCATTGACGCGGTTCGCGTTCCCCATGTTTGCATTGACGCGGTTCGCGTTCCCCATGTTTGCATTGACGCGGTTCGCGTTCCCCATGTTTGCATTGACGCGGTTCGCGTTAATGTTCGTGCCTTTGTTTAGTTTCATCACCTTGTGAGGAACTTCGATTGGTTCTGCTATTTTAAGTGCCTGGAGAATTTTTATAATGTTCGTCTTGAGTTCGCTCTTTGAGACGTACTCAGTCACGAGCTTGAGCTTTCTCGCGACGGGTGCAATGTCATTGACTGACTTTGCTTTTAAAAAAGTTACAAAGTCGCTGATTGACAGAGGGGACTTTGGGTCTATGAGGTACGTTTTACCCATGTACACTCTGTACTCCATAGGCGGCATGATGTTTGTCTTTTTGCTCAGGTTCATAGCCTTGCACACCTGAGCAACCGACATCTTGTTTGCGTACTGAGGCGGAACTCCCAGTTTCACGCGAGCTATTGTTCGAGCGTCTTCGATACTCACACCTGGTAAACACGGGTCCATGTACTATGCACATAAAAAAATACCGAGTTACAAATGTAAGAAAAATGGTAAAGATATCAGCGGTTGTTGCTGACTTTGAGTCCATTTATCTCAATTCGAGCAATGTGTCGTACGTGCACACCATTTCCCTGATTCCAATCACAGTGAACACCGGTAAAATGAGTCAGTACATGATGCACACCGAGAAGGGACTCGTTGTCAAGGTTTCTGATGTCTTGCAGAGCAAGTTTGTGAAGGAGTACCTAGAGGCTTCGCTAGACACGTCTCACGTCAACAACAAGCACTTGTCAGACGCAGAAACGTGTCGCAAGCACGGCATCAGGATTCGAAGCATGCGCTTCTACGACGCGGTCAAGGCGATGAACCAGTTTGTCACTCTCAACGGCGGGCTCCTCATGAGCCACAACTTACCGAGCGACCTGCAAGCGCTCGTGGACACTCAGAACTTTGTCAAGGGTCGTCGTCTCGTCAAGAACAAGCTCGTTCAATTTCCAAACACAGGGATGTACGACAAGAACTGGAAGAATGTAAAACTCGTGTGCACCATGAGTCTGTTTTGTAATCGGTGTCACAAGATGACGACCGATTACAAAAAGTGGTCAATTGAAAACGGAAAGAACAAGGGTATGAACAGACTCGAGAGCTTTACGCAGTTTGTCCGAAAGGACCCTTCATACAGACAGTCGCACGCGGCGGTTCAGGATACTATTGACTTGTTTACTGTTCTTGTGTACGCGTTCAAGAGCGACGGGCCCATACTCGACGGGTTCAGTTACTTGAACGAGCCAAAGTGGATCAGGGCTGTCTGATACCCTAGAACGTACAGCTTAATCTTTTCTTCGTATTCCATTTCAAAGTTTATGAGGTTAAAGTTTTCAAGGTTTAGTTTTATTCTGTTTGGAAAGTACCCGCAGTCTACGCAGCTTTCAACAGCCACGTTTGTTACACAAGTCAAAAAATCTCTAATGTTTGTAATTTCTTTAAAGTGTGTTTTGTGCGACTCCTTTTGAATTACTAGTACGTCTCTCGGGTCTTTATTTAGAAAGCACAACGAAGGGACCATTTCTCGAACTCCTCCGTCCAGGTATGTAAAAGACTTGTACTTTGAAGTCTCGAAAAGCAAAGGAACTGACATGCTCATGCACACGGCGTCTATAACGGACATGTCAGGTACGTTGTCCACTGAAAAGTACTCAGTCTCCATCTTGTTGAGGCAAAAAGACGTCACATACAGTTTTTTAGAAAGGTCTTTGAACTTGGGTTCGCCCCCGCATATTTCCTTTAGCTTTTCCTTTATAGGAGTGTGCGATATGAGTCCAAAGTTTTTGATGAATGATAGTATATTCAACTTGGAAAGTTCTTTCAAGTTGACACTAAACATGCACTCGTAAATCTCGTCGTGGGTCTTTCCAAGCGCCACAAAAAGCCCAAGGATTGCACCCGCGGAAGACCCCGACACTTCTTCAATCTTTTCTAGTCCCAGGGCTGAAAGCGCGCCTAGAAACGAGTAAATTGCCATCGCACCAGGGCCTATCACCAAGTGCATTTAAAGAAAAAGTACTGAACCGTTTAATACACTTTAGGAAAAGCCTTTCTGAGGCCTGCAAATATAACAGTAAACACTATGGCGTGAACCACGATTGCGTTCACACTCGTCTCGCGCGACATAAACACCCCGCCTGACCCCGGCGGTAACGTCAGCAGGAGCCCCGGGCTCAAAAGCACAAAGAGAACGGCTGGGACTATGAGGTCAGCCTTTGTGAGCGTAAGGCCGAGGACGCGCGCAATAGCCCAGTACAGGGCAACCAAAATGAGTGCGTTGAGTAAAACGCTTGGTACTGATGTTTTCATGCCAGTGAAAAAACCAGGACTGAGAGCAAAGAAAAGACCGGCTGGTATCAGAAGCTTTTCAATCATTTTGTACTGTGTGCACCTAAAATAATTACGAAGGGTACGAGTTTAGCATCCCGTCCGAATTGGCATAACAAAATTCGACAAACTTTGAGTACGTCGCAAACGGCATGACAAAGCTGCTCACACCAGCATCTTGAACATACGATTTCAAAGAAAACCACATGTTCATGAGGTCTCTGGAGTACCAGACTTCCCAGTCTTCTATGTTCATGATGACCGGCGGTGCGTACTCTTCGCAGTCCTCGTTAAAAAAGTCGTCTCCATTCTTCACAAACTCGTCGGCTGCTTCGTTCGCCTCATCAACATAGTGACTCCAAACCATTTTAGTACCTTTTGTTAATCAGAGCCTGGTTTTTTTAAGCCAGTGAGGCTGATAACTTCAGTCTCCTTCTTGTCTATGTTATCGAGTATGCACATCATGACAGCTTCTGTCCTGACTTCGTCACCTTGAAAGTAAATGTTGAGACCGTTTTGCACCGCCGCCTTTGTAAACGAACCAGACTTTTGCGAAACTTTGAGCGTCACTTTACCTCCTTTCAAGTTTACCTTGTCAATTTCTTGCTTTTTCATGTAATTCTTAATGTACTCCTTGAGCTGCTTCTCTCTGGTGTTGAGAATCTTCATATCCTTTCGGGCGCTCGTGAGCTGCTGTTTTAGCTCGACCCAGTCCTTCATCGCAGCGCGAAACTGGTCAGAAATTGATTCAGCCATTTATTTATATGAATACTTTAACTCTAAGTGACCGAGAACTTTGTTCTCGTGACCCTGTGCACTCGAGACCTTCGCACTCGAGATTTAGTTGCAAAACAGGTTGCGCTGCATGAGGTCGGGGACGATGGTGGAGTTGTTCCACACGTACTGGTCCTTGGGGTTAGGGGGGTCGGCGCGAAGGTCGTGGTTTCCGTTGCGGATGGTTCCGCCGATAGTCTCGGGCCACCCAACCTGCTGACGAGGGTCCAAAAAGTTTTGCCCCTTGAGAATGTCATTGGGTGCAAACTGGCCGTAATCCTCCTGAGAAGCAACCTCGCGAGGCATCAAAGAAGATGCGAGACCCGTGCCAGAGTTCATGGCGCAGCCAATGTCGAGGTTGATGGACGTCCCGGAGAGGTCAGCGGATGCAAAGCCGTCCGTGTCGCTGTCGTCTGCAGCTGCTCCAACGCCGGTGCCGGTGGAAGAAGTAGAGTCGGAAGGTGCGAGAGGGTAAGACCCGAGCTGGTAATTGGACTTTTTGGGCTTCATGTCCGACTGATAAAGGTACCAAAGCACAAGTCCTACGAGCACAAAGATAATCACAGACTTTACGCTGAGTTTCTTGAGCAACGCCATTTATATAGTACGTATAATTTTTTTTGTCACGCAAATAAATCATCGTCAGATACTTCTTCAGCGGGCTCGTCATCCTGGAACAGGTACTCCTCGTGGTACTTCTTTTTAGGAAGCTCCTTGAGTCGCGTCTGGACAATCTTCCACACCGGGGAATAAGTCTTCTTTGTAAAAGAAACGCCTGAGAGTTCGAGGACAACGTCGCACGCGGTGCCCTCGACAAGGTCTTCTTCGCTGACAACGTCACGGAGGCGATACACCTTGTGGTACGCCGGTTTAGTCACGTTCATTGTACCGTCAGAAAAACTTTTAGTGTACGCAGTCTCGAGCGTCTTCTCCGCCACGACTCGCGAAAACCAGAGCTCGCAGTTGTCCTTCGCAGACGTCAGCACGAGCGCGTCGACATCCGATACAGACCTTTGCGCCGCCTCGTCGAGAGCCAGAGTCATGCTGTCCTGTGAAACCGAAACAACCTTGACGCCGTTAAGCTGGACGAGCTTCTTCTCATTGGGCTTGACGTAGTACCGTCCATCCTGAGTTTTTTTGGGAACACCGAACATTACTTATTATACAGTTTTTATCTTTAACCCGACGAGTGGAAACATAGCGGCTTTCTTCACGATTTCGAGAGGCATCCAGCTGTCTCTCGCTGGGCTGTATCCGTACAGGGTGTCTTCTAGCGGCACAACTGGAAAGTTTTTAACGTTTGTCAGCCTGTGCGTCGCTTCGTTGTGTATGTACATAGGGTTCTTGTTCTGGATCCACTCGCCCTTCTTGATGTCGAACCTGTACGAACCGTTTGTCCTGGCGTACCCTGGAACATTGAGGTTCTCAGACGTCTTGATTCCGTAAAACAGTTGCTTGTAAACAGTCTCCTTTTTTGGTTTTGTTGTTATGCTCGCGTACTTGTAAGGGTCTACTCTCATGTCGCTTACCATGTCCTTCTTTGTAAGACCTGGCCTCTTTGAAGGGTCGGTTTTTATTTCTCGAGTCAGCCTAATGCTTTTTCTGAACATTTCGTCGATAGAGTCCCTAGGCTTGACAGTCTTTGATTCCATCACGTACTTTGCAAAATAGTACAGTCTTTTTCTATCCTTTTCTTTCTTTTCGGGTCTCAATTTGTATTTTTGCATAGAGTAAACGTCGTGTATCAAAAACCTCGGACTCGCAACGAGAACTCTTCTGTTCACTCCGGCTTTACCTGTCACGGGGTTCACCACGGGGATACCTTTTCTCTTTGTATGAGAAATTTCGTATCCAAACTCGAGCTGTCTCATGAACACAATGTCAATGACACCTCCTATATTTTCAGTGCTTATTGCTTTCTTCGAAGGAACATAGTATCTCAATTGCAAATCAACTGCAAACAGTTCAACATCAATAAGTGTGCCAAGTGTTTTATTCTTTTTTATCAAAGTGTACCGTCTTCTGAAAGGAGTGGTGTTTCCTCTCGGAAAGGAAACTCCCAACATTTTTCCAAAATGAGAGTCGATGACATATTTCTTGACTTTACTAACAAGTAGTCTATTGTATCTTGTTATAATTTGACCAAGTTTGTTCCACATTCTTAGCTTGGCAAGTTGAATGTACCCAAACATCTCTTTGTCATAGGATTGAAGAACTCGTGTACCGACTTTTATAACAGGTGTAAACTTTGTGTCGATATCAGTTGTTATTATTCTCTTGTCTCTGTCAAGGTACGTATTGATAGCTTCACCACCTGAAATTATAATGTCACCGTATGGTCTCATGTGGACTGTGAGCACGCCTATGATATCTGTTATATAGTACCTCAAAGAATCTGTCACAAATGTTTGAACAACTGTATCAACATCCTTCTTACCAAGTTTTTTTCGAAACTTTGAAACTTGACCCTCTTGGTAGTACTTGTACGTCAATGGGTCGCGGTTACACAGATTTTCCCATATAAACGCATCAAGAGTCTTTTGCGAATACGTTGCATCATCCATTTATTATATTACTATATTTTAGCATGCCAAACAACTCAAGCGCCTTTGCACTCAGTCAAGAAGACAACAACATGTACTGTAAACAACCTCTGAAACCGTGTGTTTTACCAGTGGGCGCAAAGCCCCTGTGCTTTGCAAACGGCGGAACCACAAACCCAAACGGCGACCAATTTTGTGGATACATTCAAAACGGGTTTCTTTATTCGGCGAAAGGGTGTTGCACGCCCGCGTGTCCAAACGCAGACTGCCCGAGCATAACACCTAAACCTCCCACCGGTGTACTCCCGACCGACATTGAACTTTCTCCGGAACTCGTAAAAGAACAGTCTTCCAAGCAGACGGTAGTCCAACAACAGATGGCGCTTCCAAAGCTTGTGAAGCTGATGATACTGCTGCTCGCGATTCTCGTCGTTTCCGCTTTGCTCCTGTCTCTCTAATGAGTTTAAAGAAAACACGTGTTACTAGTGTAGAAATGGCCGACCTTACTCAGCTGATTGCCGACGTTGCTGATATTAAGAGCAGCATCAAGTCCCTCGCAAAGCTCGTACGAAAGCTCCGAACTAACCAGGACGACCCCGATGGCGAGAAGGCCAAGTCCCGAGCTTCTAATAACGGTTTCAATCGCCCTCTCGAGGTTTCTCCGAAGCTTCGAGCCTTCCTAGCTCTCGGAGGCGATGAGATGATTTCCCGCAGCGAGGTTACCCGTCGCATCAACGCGTACGTCACCTCGAACAACCTTAAGCACCCTGACAACGGTCGTGTCATCATTCTCGACGACAAGCTCACTGACCTCCTCGAGCCCCCGGCTGGTCTACAGATTACGTTTCTCAACATCCAAAAGTACCTGAGCCCTCACTACGTCAAGCCCGCAAAGACTGCTGCACCGGCTGCCCCTGTTGCAGAGACTCCCGCCCCAGAGCCAGCAAAGGTGAAGAAGGAGGTGAAGGTGGCCAAAAAGCCAAAGGCGTGAGCACTCGGGGTCCATCAAGTGAGTGCTTCGCACTCGGGGTCCATCAAGTGAGTGCTTCGCACTCAAAGTTAAAAATAAAAATCACAGGTACAGTAAATGAGTGACCAAGATGAATCTGAGGTTGTTCTTGTTGAACCGCCTGCACTGGACAAAATCGAACTCGAAAAATTGGTTGGTACCAAGGTGAATAACCTTGCTATCTACCAAAAAGCTTTTACTCATAAATCAGCTCTCAAGAGGTACACTCTTACTGAATCTTTTGAAACCCTCGAGTTCATGGGAGATTCTGTTCTCGGGTTTCTTGTTACAAAGTTTTTGTTTGACAAGTACGAAAGTCGGCAAGAGGGGTTTCTCACAAAGGCTAGGACAAAGCTGGTCCGTGGAAACATGCTCGCTAGCATCGCAAAGAGACTTGGTCTCGAAAGATGGATACTCATGGATGAAAAGGGTATCAGAAACGGCTGGAACCAAAACGAAAAGGTTCTAGAAGATGCGTTCGAGGCGCTCATAGGCGCGATTTATCTCGACTTGGGGCTCTTGCACACAAAAAAGTTTGTCCTTGGAATATTTTCAGACACGTCGCTCGTCGACCTAGACTGCATCATGGTTGACGACAACTACAAGGACCGCTTGATGAGATACTGTCAAGCAAACAAACTCAACTTGCCAGAGTACTCCATTGCTAGCCACGTGAATGGAACATTTTGCATATCGGTGAGTGTCAACGGAGGAACACTTGGCCACGGGAGTGCAAAGACGAAGAAACAAGCTGAGCAGCTGTCCGCTTATGAAGCGCTTGTTCAACTGCGTGAAATGTAATTTTTTTCTAAGTGTATTCAAATGTCCAATCAGCAAAGGAAGTTAGTTGAGATTAGAAAGCGCATTGCAAAATTAAACATTCTTATCCAGAGGTACAGACAGATAAAGAACACTTTGGACAATTCGTTTTACACTGTTACACGCATAGATACAAACAAGTACAGCAGACCTAAAAATTATAAGATTTTACTTCAAAGGTACGTTAACAGGGTGAAAGGACGAAGAACTCGCAACAACAATAACAACAATGAGAACAACAACAACAACAACGATAATTTGTACGTAAGGGGACGTAGGTACCGTTAGAGAAAAGGGTTGTTTGATACACAATGGTACATCCGGTTGTTCAGGCTCTTCTCGCGAATGAGTACGCAGCTCAAAAGTCTGAAGAGTGGCTGGCTCTGCGCGGAAAGATGCTCACGGCAAGCGACGCGGCAACGGCAATTGGAGTCAACAAGTACGAGAAGCCTAATGACCTGATTCTCAAAAAGTGCGGTCTGAACAAGTTTACTGGTAATGAAGCTACTGAACACGGGAACAAGTACGAGAACGTCGCTCGCGACATTTATTGCGAACGGTACGGCGAGGTTGCACACGAAATAGGGCTTCATCCACATCCCGTGTACAATTGGCTCGGAGGCAGTCCCGACGGAATCACAGAGTCTGGCAAGCTCGTCGAAATCAAGTGCCCACTTCGCCGAGTCATTACACCGGAGGTTCCAGAACACTACCTTCCGCAAGTTCAGCTGTGCATGGAAATCCTGAACCTCGAAGAGTGCGACTTCATACAGTACAAGCCAGAGGAGATTACGTGGCCAGCTCCGCCAGAGTTTGTCGTGACAAACGTCAAGAGGGACAGGGAGTGGTTTGCGACAAACCTCCCAATCATGGATGCGTTTTGGAAGAGGGTCTTGTGGCACCGCGAGCACGGCATCGAAGACCTTTTGCCAAAGCCAAAGGTGACGCGTAAGAAGACTGAAAAAGTTAAACCACCTTGTATGATTGAGTATGAAGAAGAAGCTTGAAAAAAAAAATACAGTACTTTTAATGGATGAATCTATGTTACTAATCTTGGTGTTGGTATGTGTTTGTAGTTTACTTGTATCGTCTTGTTTAGCTGCAGCTGCGGCTGCATATTACGGAGTTTACAAAAACCCTGGTTCCACCTCTGGTTCCACCTCTGGTTCCACCTCTGGTTCCACCTCTGGTTCCACCCCTGGTTCCACCCCTGGTTCCTTCATTGGTTCCCTCTTTGGTTCGTCTTTATCAGGTGGTTTCACAGATGCATCTTCAAGTGGTTCAACTATGTGTAGAAATCCAGGTTCGACAACATATACTGGATACGACACAGACAGTAATACTGATATAAGTAAGTGTCAAGATAAATGTTTAAAAGATTCAAAGTGTAATGCCTTTGAGTACAATGGTTCAAGTTGTTGGTACTACAGTGGGCAAGAGTCTCCCCAGCCTGGGTTAGCCGGTACAGCTAACCAGTGTTATGTTAAAATTCCATCAGGAATGACAAAGGCTCAGTATGTATCAGACCCCTTTATGACTTCTGGACCTGCCCCATCCTGGTGTAGGAAAGAAGGTGGTACAGATTACTCAGGTTACACTTACACTACTGACATTGACACAGCCGGATGCAAGTCAAAATGTTTAGCAGATGCAAGTTGCAAAGCTGTTGAAGTAGATGATAAGAATAAGTGCTGGTACTATAATGACAACGAGTACTCACAACCAGCGCCATCTACAGAGAGTGGTCACCGGTGTTTAAGAAGAAAATAAACAAAAGTCTTTGTAAAAAACTTTTGCCACCCACCAGAACGCGGTTACATTTGCTATCCAGCACCACATAGAACCCCACGTGCCGCTTGAAGAGTACGTGTAAAAAGTTACTAGCGCAGTTATCAGTGCAAAAATAAAATTATCATAACTCTTCATTTGTAATAATATACATAGAACCCAGAACAGCAAGTACCACTTTGGCCAGCTTGACAGCCAGTTCCAAGCCAGATGGCCGTTTGGAGCCTTGTGCATAGAATAATCAATCTTTGTGGTTGAAAACATAAGGAGTGTAATACATGCAAAGCCCAAGTACCACAGTCCTTTATTCTGCAGCTTTTTATTCATGTTCAGTAAAAATACAACCTGTGAAACTATTACAAGAGTACCAATCTGTGACAGTAACCTTACTGCATTTTTGTTGTTCAAGTTTTTCCATGTAAAGTACTCTACAAGCTGCATGGATGCAAAAGAAAGAATATACAGAGCTTTTTCAAATGATATGACACCGTTTGCAAGAGCAAATAACATTCCGAACAAACTAAAAATAAATGTATTGAGTGACACTGATGCACTCCAACACATTCTTATTGTATTCAAACAAAAGTATTTCACTGGTTCCCAAACGTATTTTCAAGAGAGTACATGATGTAAAGAAACCCGTCTTCGTCGTGGTGTTCGTTGTACACGTTTAACATTGAACTTGAGGTGGGTGGAAGAACCCCGTCTACGAAAATAAAAAGCGCCTGATACGATTTCAACTGTGTCCTTTTCCGTATGGTGTCCACAAACTGCCCAACTGTTGTAGTTTTGGGAACCAGGTACTTGAAATTTTCAGTTTCAGGTGTCCGAACGTTTCCAGGTTTCACAATAACTGGCACTCTGTCATAGTACTTGTGCGAGAGCTGCTTTGAATCCTGGATACGCTTTTCGAGTGGTCGTTGGCGAAATTCCTCCATCCCCTAGTATACGCAAGTACTTTATTTGTAAACAACATTTACAAGTCCTACTTTACGCGAGTTACTGAAACCCCTAAAGTAGTCACTGTTTTTTCTATGAAAACCTGACACGGGAACAAATGACATGTATTGATTTTTTTTATCATCACTAAAATTTTGGTGTAATGGGGCAATTCTGTACCTAGCAGATTTTTTAGGAGTTTGTTTTTTCTGT